AGGCGTGACGCGACAATCTACAAGCAGCGGCGGAAACAGCGATTGATGCTTGATATTTCTGCGGGCATTATTGGGCTTATGATATGCGGGGGCGTCATTTGGGCGCTTGTTTCAGTAATTAAGGGAGTATGAAAAATGAAAGTGATCGCAGCATTTTTGGCGGTTTTTGTATCTAGCGCGGCGGCTCAAACCGTAATCAATTACGAGGACGGTTCGACCTATACTTTGTCAGAAAATCAGCAGGTCTATATCAGCACACCGCGAAGCGCGCTTTTTAAGCGTCGGATATACGCAAACAAGAACACTTATTTCATCGCGCAACCCCCCTGGTCGCAGCGTGATTATGTGCAGCAGCCGACCGACGGGATGGAAGTCGGATCACATGAGTGGTGCAAGGTCTATATTCCGTGGTCCGAGGGGCTGACTTTTAATATGCAGGCGTGGAATCGGTATTGCGACACGAATGGCGACGGCGTTTATGACGAAATGGATGCCCCTTGGAATGAGTGATCGCCTCGAGGGGTTGCTGGTTGCGTCGGCTTGGATGATGCTGATCCCGATTCTGTTTGTCATCGGGCTTGCCATCGGGCTTTCGATGCTGATGTGATTTAAAGATCAAACTGATACAATCGGCGAAACTTCTGGGGGTTAAATGATGGACGAGACCACGAAAACGATGGTCGACGCGGCGAGTGTTGCCACAATGCTCGGGACGCTCGGCTCGATCCTTCCGCCTCTGGCGGCATTGTTCACGATTATCTGGACCGGCATTCGGATCTATGAAACCGAAACGGTCCAGAGCCTGGTTAAGAAAAGAGCCGAGGGCAAGGATCAATCTGACGACTGAGGGGGGCGCATGTCGCTACTTGGAAACCTGTTCGGGTCGGGAGATGCGGCGGGAAATGTCATCGAAAAGACATTCGGGCTGATCGACAAATCCTTTTATACCAAACAAGAGCAGGGCGAGGCGTTGATGAAAGCCGAGGCCGACGCTCGCCAGATGACGATCAAATGGCTGGAATCGACCAGCGGCTCCAGGCTTGCCAGGCGCGTCATAGCATTCGCCATTACCGGCGTCTGGTTGTTCATGTTTCTGGCGGCGACTGTTAGCTCTCTGGCTGCGATTTGGGTCAGTGATGGTGCGGCAGGAAAACTCGCCGACAGCACCGTTATACTCGATGGCCGAATCGACACAATGACCCCGGCGGTGATGCTGATTCTGGGCTTTTATTTTGCGGCGCCCTACATGGGCGACCTGGCAAAGGGGGCGCTCCAGAAATTCGGATCGCATCAAAAATGACAGCCGGCGTCGATTTCAAGATCCTCACAAAATGGCTAGAGCTTGATGAAGGCTGCAAGCTCAAGCCTTACTATTGCACCGCCGGGAAGCTAACTATCGGCGTCGGTCGCAACCTCGAGGACACCGGGGTCACGAAAGCCGAAGCGCAATTTATGCTCGAGGGCGATATTGTGCGGCTGATGAAAGAGCTGGATGAAATGTTTCCCGAGTGGCGCGACCTATCCGAAACCCGGCAGATGGTGGTGTTGAATATGTGTTTCAACATGGGGACGTTCGGCTTCCTCAATTTCAAGCGAACGATCTCGTATATCCGCGCGGAGGAGTTCACAAAGGCCGCTGACGAGATGCTCCGCTCACAATGGGCCGATCAGGTAGGGGATCGAGCAAAACGTCTCTCGGAGGCAATGAGAGAGGATAAGCCGCCAGTTTGATCGGGTCAGCTCCAGAAGCCCGCATTCTGGGGGCCGCGTATTTTCACACTGGGAAGTTTTGCCAGGCGGGACACTTGGCGCCCCGGTACACATCAAATCGGAATTGCTCGACTTGCGCTGCGCTAAAACGCGCCACAATGACCCCTAAAGAGCGCGCAGAGCTTCGCGCTTATTGGCGCGAATACGACATCAAGCGCGGCGCTCGCGTGGAATACTGGCGCGAACATTACCGCCAGAACGCCAGGCATCTCTATGCGTCCCGCTACGTTCGCCCGAAATATCGAAAAACGCATCGACGCTCAAAACATAGGCGCCGGCTTTACATTGAGCAGGCGAACATACTGCGCGAGAATGGTCTCATCCAGGCGGAGATCGAGACCTTTTATAGTCAGGCGAGGGAGGTGACTGCCGAGACCGGGGTCGCGCACTCAGTCGATCACATTGTCCCGCTGCGCGGCGATATGGTTTGCGGGCTTCATGTCCCCTGGAATATGCAAATTTTGACGGCTCGAGAAAATTCGTCGAAGGGGAACCGCTGGGATGATCAAACTCGAAACAGAACAGGGGGATTTGTACATTCGCTCGGGTGAGATCCTGATGTTATTGCCGGAGCGCGGTCGACCTGGTTGCTCGATGATATACACCCAGCTTTTTCCCGAGGGCTTATCGATAGACATGACCCCGGAGGAAATATATACCGTGGTTCTCGAGGATGAGGGCTGGGAAATCGAAATGATTGAGGAGTATGAAGTCGACGCCGACGAGGGCGAGGATCACTTTTAAAAAAAGGCCGCTGTCGTTAGATCAGCGGCCAAACCTTTAGGAGTGGTTTGACCCCGAAAAGGGAGAACGGGGTCGACTAAATAGTACTCTTCACGATCAGCGATTTCAATCGAATCACTCGCGCCTCTTTCGCGGCCACAACGCGCTCCGGTTGAGCTTTGTAATTCCTCACCGGCCATTCTACCCGGTAGGGTCCGGCCTGGCCGAGCGTGGCGTCACCCATCGCCGTCATGATCTTAACCTCCAGCTCCTCGACTTCATCATTCAACTGTCGGCGGTGATCGCGCAGCAGCTCAAGATGGTAGATATCATTCTCGAGGCCATCTAGCTCGACCGGGATTTCGTTTTTTTCTGCCGGCGCGATCACCGCGTCGTCGACATTGACCGGCGGATAATAATCATGGTCGAAAACCCGGTTCCGGAAGTCGACGCAGATCTCCGCGATCTCGGCCTGGATGTCCGGGTCCGCGCGCATGATTGTGATGCGTCGCTCGATTCCGCGATGCAGGGTGATAATGATGCCGGCGCTGGCTCCGGTCGCCATCATTTGAGCCTGGAGCTGGATCGGCCCGCGATATAGCGGGATCTCATCCGTCGGCGGCGCGGTCGTCACCTTGCACTCGATAGGGATCGTTCCCTCCAGCGTAATCTGATCAGCGCCGACGATATTTATTAGCGAGCTGGACTCGATGACCAGCGGCTCATCAATGACCGCGATGCCATCGCATGAAACCTCAAAATCCTCAAGCTTGATAACCGGCGGCGACTGCTGCACCTGATCGATCCCCAGCACTTCGCAAACATTCGAGATCAACACCGGCTCGAGTAGATTGCCAACAACCCCAGGCTCCCCGATGTCAAATTCTCGATGTTCTCCGGCCATCGCTTGAATCGATTTTCGGAGTTCATCGTTCGGCGTCGACCAAGGATGCCCGACCCCATGCTGCCAGCAATAAAGGACCGGGATCCGCGATCCCGACATTTTTGTATCGTCTGATAATTTTCCGACCATTTTTCAATCTCCACAAAAACACGATATTGTTTCATCTCCAGCTAAATCGAGCTGGCCTTGTTCTCTGGCTATGATTTGCATCTGCTCATAAGTGGGGCGGTCAGCGCGCCAGCGATTACCAACGCCATTGTTGCCGATTCGGTCAGTTATGATTTGCTCCATACTCGCCCACCAATCAGCGCGCTCTGGCTCTTCCTCAATCAGCGACGCGATGAGAGTCGAGCCTTTTAGATAACAAAGGTCACAGTTGCCGTGAGGCGTTTCGCCGCGAATATTCGGTAAGCCAAGATCAAAAGACTGCTCCGCCCAAAACGCAGATACGGTTTCTTTTGTCACGCCAGCCGACACTAGCGGCCTGCGATGCGGCTCTATCTTGGCGGCTCGACGTTGCTCATCAGCCCTAATACCAATAACGCTCAACCGCTCGCCTTCTGCAAGCGATCCTGTAATGCCAATGGATAGCAGATAAGCAGAAATAGGCACTATTTTTAGCTTGCCGGTACACCACCGCTGGGCCGGGTTTGGTAACTTCCCGTATCGTTGAATCACTTCCTCGAACGGCTCGCCCTTTCTCGAGGCAGTTTCAAAGCTAACGACCGTAAAATTGTCTTTCCCAGCGCCCCTGTCTCGATACTCAAGCCAAACAATCGGAACGTCCCAGCGCTCGCCGCAATCCCGAACAAATTCCAATGTTTCCTCCGCCTCTTTGCCCGTGTTGGCAAACGTCACAATGCAGTCATCGGGCAGGCCGTCGTTCGCATCAATGAAACGCCATAGCATATAGGCGCTGGTTCTGCCGCCAGAGAAAGAAATGCAAGCGGGCTCGCTTAACTTGAATGTCATTATCCCTCCTGTTTAATAATTTGACACCTGAGCATATTACGCGCTACGCTCGCCGAGTCAATCACAACGAGGGGCCGACATGACCCTGGAAGAAATCATCAAGGCATTCGGCGGTGTATCGCAAGCTGCTCGAGCCCTGGGCGTTACCAGGCAAACCATTTATCACTGGCGGCGGAAGGGCGACATCCCGGAAGCCCGGCGGATACAGGCGGAGGTGATCATTGCCCGACGTTCAAGTTAATCGGCTCGGTCATATCATCGACAATATGTTTTTGCTGTTCATTGGGCTGCGCTTGGCGGAAATCATCACCTGGTCATGGTGGTGGGTTACGGCGCCGCTATGGGGTTCGCTGCTGGCCGGCTTTTTGGTTGCGTTCGGGCAGAGCTGGAGCAAGCAATCCAAGCGGCAGAAATGGCTGAACATGAAGAAAAAAAAGGCAGAGCGAGATGGGCAGCCTAAGCCGGAATAAAGGCGCCGCAGGCGAGCGCGAGTTGATCCTCGAGATTGAGCAAGAGACCGGCATTCGGCTCCAGCGGAATCTCGTCCAGGCGTTCGGCGGCGGTCACGATTTGATCGGGCTTGATCACTGGGCAATCGAATGCAAGCGATATAGAGAGATTACCAACGCGGACAAGGCCGATTTTTGGCGCCAGGCAGTCGGGCAAGCTAATAAGGTGCAGAAAGTGCCGGCGGTTTGTTTCCGCGCTGACCGGCAACCGTGGCGCGTTCTTGTTCCATACCCAACAGATCTATATCGGATCGAGGATTTTAGACGCTCGGCAGAGGTATCGCTCGAGCTTTTTTGTGGGCTAATAAGGGAGAAAATGTTATGACTGATGAGGAATTCATCATCAAATGCCCGGCGTCTCTGGCTGATGTGCATCAATTCGTCGAGGAGTTATTCGCGGCGACTGATTTGCATCGAGAGGACCGAGGGCTCGATATAAAAACAATGGACGCGAGGGTCGTGATGACGCTCCGCATTCATAAATTTCTTACTGACCAATGGAGTAAAAGCGATGCAGTTATCAGAGATCAAATCGACAGCCGGAACACTGAGCCCGCCGAGGGTGCTGATTTACGGACCGGCGGGAGTAGGGAAGACGACGTTCGCGGCGTCGGCGAAAAAGCCGATATTCCTTTGCCTGGAGGACGGCCTCGGCACCATTGAGACAAACGCATTCCCCAGGGCGAAAACTTATCTCGAGGCGCGCGGGGCGCTCGATGCGCTGATTAACGAGGAGCACGATTATCGGACCCTGGTGGTCGATTCCTTGGATTGGCTCGAGCCGATGATCTGGTCGCACACTTGTGAACAAAACAAGTGGCAGAGTATCGAGCAACCAGGCTACGGGCGCGGGTATGTTGAGGCGCTGCGGTATTGGCGGGAATTTCTAGACCGGGTTAATTACCTGCGCGACGCGAAGCGGATGACGACCATCATGATCGGACATTCGGCGATCAAGCGCTTCGAGGCGCCCGACTCGGAAAGCTTCGACCGCTACGTCATCAAGCTACAAGCGAAGGCGTGCGATCTGATCTCGGAACACTCCGACGCGATACTGTTTGCGAACCACCGATACCAAACGATCAAGACCGAGGAGCGAGGGCGAACAAGAACGCGCGGCCACGGGCAGGGTGATCGGGTGATGTATACCGAGGAACGCCCGGCCTGGGTCGCTAAAAACCGCTACGGCTTGCCGCCAGAGATGGCGCTCGATTGGGCGGCGTTTGCCGGTGCATTGAAGAAATGATGGAGTCAGTCTATCGCCCTTGGTGCGACACTTCGCCATCGGAGGCCGAGCTGGGGGAGACTCTTGTTCTGTTATGGGATCATACGCCGGGGCCGCATTTTTGCGTTGCCCGGATCGTCAAGACTCGCGGCGAGTATGTTATCGCCGCAAGCGTCGCCGACTTCCGGCGGCTTTTCAACCTGGGGCTCGATCCGATGAGCCCCAATTATTGGACTTATTACCCGAAAGGAGTGAAAAAAAATGACATTTAATGCGAAAGATTGGGCCAGCGAAGGCAGCTCCATTGAGCTGTCTGAGGGCTGGACCGATGCGGTTATCGATGAGGTCGTCCAGAAAACGAGCGGGGCCGGCAACCAGTACGTTTCGGTCCGGTTTAGCTTGCCGCAGTTCAACGGGAAAAAGCTATGGGAAAACCTCAATGTGTGCCATCCGAAGGATAACGTGCGAGAGATCGCGTATCGCATCCTGGCGAACATCATGAACGCGGTCGGGGTCAACTCGATCCAGGATCAGAAAAACCCCGGCGAGCTTCACTTGCATGAGCTGCGCGTTCTGGTGGGTCGCGACAGGGGCGGTGATTGGGCAGTGAAGGCGTTCGAGCCGAAACAGGGCTCGGAGGTCGCCCCGGAGTTTAGAACGCCGCCAGCGGCGTCTCCGGCGATTGCTGACGACGATATTCCTTTCTGATGAGGGGCGACCCTTCGCGGGTCGCTGATGCGCTTGGTTTGCGGCGGGTCGGTTCCGAGTTTAAAGGGCCGTGTCCTATATGCGGCGGAACGGACCGATTCCACGTTAAAGCGGGAAAGTCTGCCGATTTCCTGATCCATTGCCGCCACGGTTGTCAGTACAGCGATCTCGCGAGAGAGCTGGAAAACCGGGGTGTCGTGGATCGGGATGACTATACCGCGCCGACGCATCGGCGAGACGATATCGAGCTGGCTGATTATATGATCCTGGTCATGCAGGGCGCCGCCAATCGAGGCGAGGCAATAACTCCGAGCGACCGCGATGCGGTCACGCGGCTAATAATGAAAGTGGACGAAAAAAGGGGCGCGCGTTTGCGCGAGTTAAGGCGACAAATGGGGATAAAAAATGGAGTGGGAAAAGGATGAATTTTTCTGGGATCGATATAAGGCGAGCAAGCTCGCGCAGTTCGACCCCAATGAACCCTGGGATTTCAAGGTCGAGCAGCCGCTATGGGTGCTCGATAAGCTGATCCCAGCGCGATCAATTGGAATGGTCTACGGGCCGAGCAATAGCGGCAAATCGCATATCATCTGCGATCTGATCGCGACAATCCTACACGGAAAGACCGAGTGGCAAGGTCGGGAATTGAAACCGGGCTCGGTGCTGATGTTTTCGGAGAGCCTGGGTCACATCCAGGCGCGAATGAAAGCATACGTCGGCGCGATACCTGGCGAGATGCCGTTCAAGTTTTACTCTCTGCCGAATCTATCGCTCGATATCCGCGACATTGATCTGGTGCAAGCCTGGATTGGATCGATGGATAATCCGCCGAGCGTGCTGATTTTTGACACTCTGGCGACGGCGTTTTCATTTGATGAGAACGACAACCGGGAGGCGTCGAAGCTGATCGCCATGCTCGAGAGCAAGATACTGCCGCTTCTGCCGCCATACTCGACGATCATTATCGCGCACCATACCAGCAAGGTATCGGAGGGAAAATCCGCCAGGGGCGCGTCGGCGCTGATTGGGAACATCGATTATTCGATAAACGTGATGTATGACAAAAAGCAAAACCTGACGATTGCCACCTGGGAAAAAGACCGCTGGCGCCTGGTCGAGGAGCCCCCGGTCTGGGCCGGCACTATGCACCGCGTCCCGGTCGAGTTCGAGAACGGATCCGCCGAGATATCGATATTGGATTGGCGGCCTCATGATTTCGAGGCGGCGGAGATGGCTGACCGACTTGCGGAGGAGATAAAAAACCAGAGCATTCGAGACGAAGTTATTGAATTGATTGAACAAAACATCGGCGGATATGTCCACACCCGATCCGGCGGAAGAGTGCCATCGGGTCATGTGGCAATTGCATTCCCCGAAAAATACAAGACTCGCCGCCAGGAGATTCATGATTTTATTCGGGAGAAATTCGACACGGCTGACGTCGTGACGAGTCACGGCAATATCACCGGATTCACTGTGATCGGGCGGAAATAGTGGGGGATGTAAAATATGTTTACGAAATGTTGTCGATGATTGATTCACCTATATATAAATATATCATCAACAACATTTTACAAGACACCCTAACCGGGGGCTTTATCAGCGCCCCGGCGCCCTTGGGGGGCGCTCTGGGGAGCGGACAAATCCAGACCCGGAAAGGAGTGTCTAGTATCGGGGGGCGGCGTGAGTCTTGACGTTAATGCAATTGCAGTAATCCGAGCACTCGATGAGGTGACGGGGAGGTCGGCAAGCTATACCGAGATTCGCTCGACGTTTCAATTCTATGGCGGAAAGCGTCGCGCCTTGGCTGAAACCCTGGAGCGCGTCGTCGCGCAATTCCCCGAGTGCGTCGAGTGGGATATGCGGATCGGTCACGGCAACCAGCTCGAGGTCTGGGTCCGGGTGAAGTCGGCCATCGGCCCGATATAAAGTACTGTATGAATTAACAGTGTAAAAATACTTTACAGGGGGAGGGGAGAGGAGTAGATTCAACACATGGCCGGGGTGGTCCTGGCCGAAAGGGAGAGCGACATGGAAATGAAGATCAAGCGTTTGGTTGAGGCTCGTAACAAAGTCATTTCGGAGATGAACGAGGTTTGCCCAGCTTGGCAACCGAAAAGGCTGAGAGCCTTACAGGTAGCCGCCAGCAAGCTGGCGGATGAAATCGGCAAAGTCAAAAAGGCCGCGTAAGCGGCCCCAACCAAAGGGAGAAAGTAAAATGTCAAACATCGGAGAGCACTGGATTGCCCTGGCGGTCGTCACCCTGATCGCCGCTCTCGGGCTCGCCGGCAACGGCGACCTCGAGGAAGCGGAGCGAGCGCAATCGGAATACTGCGCGAATGTTGAATCGGGCGCCTGGCCGGACTACCAGGGCAACGCGGCGGAGGTGTGTCGATGAATCTATGCAGAGAGTGCGGTCGGGTAAACGGACACCATCCGCATTGTCCGGAGCACAACGATGATGATTTTATCGAGGAGACTGATATATTTGATGCCTATCGAGAGCAACGCGAAAGAGAGGATGATGATGTATGTCGGCGATGAGATTAAAAAGGCGCTCGCATTTATGGACAGCGAGGATTGCGATATTGCGGTTCGAGCTGCTCATGCGATGGCGGATCGGTTCCAGGAAGATATGGCGATCACTCAAAGCTTGGCGGTCGTCAAACTTTCCGAATGCAGGGAGCCGCCTCTGGAGATTATCAGCTACAAAGGGAGAGTGAATCTATGAACGATATCGTCAACGCGCCGGAGCATTACCGCACTGGCGACATTGAATGTATTGCAGCCATCGAGTCGGCAATGACTTATGAGGAGTTCGCCGGTTACCTGCGCGGCAACGTGATCAAATACATTTGGAGATATGACAAGAAACACCGCGACGATCTGGACCTCGCGCGCAAAGACCTCGAGAAGGCGCAATGGTATCTTCATCGGCTGATCCATTTAGGAATAAAAAAAAGGGGGGTGGGTGGTGTCGACCCTGACTGATATCATAAAGACCCCCCCCCTATCTGGAAACGCGAATGATTAAGGCCAGCTCCGACCTCAGCAAACTACAGCGTAACCTGCCGAAGATTAGAAAGAAGCTAATGTATGCGGAGAGCGAAGCGCTCAACCAGACCGCGAACATTGCAGCGAAAGCGCAGCGCGCGCAGGCTGACAAGATATTCGACAGGCCGACGCCGTTCCTGCTGAACGGGATATTCAATCCGAAAGGAAAGCTGGGGTTCGTCGGGATATTCTCGAGGTTCAACACGCTGCGCGCCGAGCTGATACCGGGCGCGCGAGGCGGTAGGTTCGGCGTCGCCGGCAGGCGGATCAACGAGGTTGTGAGGATGCAAGCATTCGGAGGAACGCGGACCCCACTGAAGCGAGCGCTGCCAGTTCCGACCAGGAATGCCAGAACAAACAAATATGGCAACATTCCGAACAACCATATCAAGGGATTATTGCAGCGGAAGAATCATGTCGAGCTTGGACCGCGACAAGGATTGCCCGCCGGAATCTATCGGAGGGAGCGGGGCGGCAGGTTGACGATGCTGATAGCGTGGGAACCGAGCGCGCAGTATCGCGCTATCTTTCCCTATTACCGGATCGCCGAAGGAACCTTCGACAATAACTTTGATAAACAATTTGAAAAAGCATTTGAAAAAGAAATGTCCGGGATCAGGTAGGCAGGTGGGCGGGCTGGCAGGTGGGCGGGGTAGGGGGCCACCCACCCCACCCCCCTACCC